TGGAGTTGCTGGAGATGATCTACGCAGCCGGGATGCTGGGATTGTTGAGTCCAAATTGAAATGCTTGCGCTGCATGTGGAACATGGCCACCGGCAACCCGCGTTGGCACCACAGGACGAATTGGCTCTACCGTCTCAAGTTCGGCTATTGGCCGTTGTGCTCTAAGTTAAACCACAATTATTGGTTCAAGAAATGACATGATCCCAGGCTACACAGGCCGTGTTACAACCGGCGGCATCGGCGTGGTTCGCTACCACTACTCAGCCGACTCAAACAAGCGGCCTGGCACCGTCAAAGGTGACACCTGGGTGGCCGAAGAGGCGCGCGCCTACCCGATGGGGATGGACGACCCCCGTTGGAAGAAGGAGATGGAGATTAAGTATGGGGCACTTGGAGGACAGCACCTTTTCCCCAAATGGGAACTTTGGCGCAATACCAGTAACATCGTCATACCGGCATATGAGGCGCACGGAACCAAACTCTACGGCAGCTACGACCACGGGTGGCACAGTCCATCAGCTTTCCACGTTCACTCCGTTGACGGCGACGGTATCATCACCACGGTCTGGGAGTTCTACGGCGCCCAAGTCCCAGCCCACCAAATCGCCAGCATCATTAAGGGCAAAGATGGATTCGATCAAATGGGTAAGCGATACCCCGGATGTCCTTACCCTTATGAGGCTCTTTCATACATTGTGGCAGATCCATCAATCTGGAACGAAGACAAACCCCAGGCCGCTGGGCCTAACAAATCAACAGCTAGAATCTTTCGAGAGATGGGTGTGGGTATGGTTCCTGGAGAAAAGGGCGGCGATGTCACAATCGCCAACTGGCTCCATGGCTGGTACTGGAAAGATATCAAGGCGCCGCGTTACCGCATCACGGAAGCTTGCCCCAAGCTCATCTGGGAAATCGGCCAGCAGCGCCACAAAGAATTCTCGGCGCAAGTCGCGATGAACAAGAACGCCAGCGAGGACTTGGTAGACAAAGACAACCACGCTTGGGATGGGCTGAAATATCTGCTGAAGAAGCACCCACCCCCAGCGAGCTACACCAAGCCTGAGCAGATGCCCAACAGCTTTGAGTGGTGGCGGAAGAAGGTGGCGGGTGGCGAGCAGCGTAAAGCGGCCACGTTTAGGATTGGAGTCTACGCCTGATGGCTGAAGCCCGATACGACCAGGAGCAGACCACCCCCACCGAGGTTGGCGCCGACAAGCCCGATCTCAAGAAGTGGAAGCATCGCATCCAGGAGGCCCGCGACACCCGCAAGGATTGGGAGCAGACCTACAATGTTGAGAAGTGCGAGGAGTTCTTCCTTGGTAAGCAGTGGAAGCAGGGTGACGGCGGCCCCCGCGTCCTCAACCATTTCCAGGCCACCCTCAAGGTCACGCAGACCAACCTGCTGTTCGAGAACCCCCGTGCGATCATCCGGCCCAAGCCGGGCCGCGAGATGGCGTCAACCCGCAAAGCCTACATGGCCGAGGAGTTGCTATCCGCTATCATGAAGCAGGATGACAACTTCGAGGAGGCCACTAACCTGGCCTTGCTCCAAGCCTTCTTTCGCGCCGGCGTCATCAAAGTCATCTACGACCCGACCTTGGAGCCGAACCCGCACGCCGAAGAGAACATCACGGAGAAGGATGGCGACGGTAACCTCATCCTCAACGAGATGGGCGAACCGGAAGCCATGGTCGACCCGATGACCGGGATGCCGATTCAGGAACCCCCGTTCATCGTCAAGGACGACACCTACCGCTTCGAGTGGGTTGATGCCAAGTGCATGCTGTTCCCAGACTCAGGCCCCTACATACGCAAGTGGGCGTGGATTGGCGAGGAAGTCACTGTCCCCCTGGATGAGGCGAAAGCCGACGAGCGGTTTCCGCCCGAATTGCGGATGCAGTTCAAGTGCAACGTCAAGCGCAACGACCGCTATGGCAAGGACAAGTCCCGCCAGCCCTCAATCAGCAGCGGTGGCGACTATGAGGACGAATCAGCCCAGCTTTTCCGTTACTGCGAACTCTACGATGTAAAAAAGAAGCGGTGGCTCTGTATTGCAGAGGATCAAGACTTCGAGGAAGCCCTGATTGATGACGAGTTGCCGGTGGGGCTGGAAGATCACCCCTACGCAATCCTGTTAGGATGGACGCCGATAATCGGCCCAGACCCGTCGCCGTGGCCGCTTCCCTACACTTACCCATGGTTGGACGTGCAAGAGGAATACAACATCAGGCGCGACCAACAGATGCAGGGGGCCAAGCGGTCGGCCCGCAAAATCTTCTATGACGACCAAACTTTTACCGACTCAGACGAAGCCCTCAAGGGCCTCCAATCCAGCCGGGACATGGAGGGCGTCAAGCTCCAAGATGTCACCCGAATGCCCCAAATCCCGCCAGAGCCGAACATTAACGCGGCAATCTGGGCGGATACGCAGCTTATACTCAGCGATTTCCGGGTTATTAGCGGTCAAACGGGAGCTAAGCTATCAGGCAGCAGCGAAGCTAACACAGCCACAGAAGCCAGCTTCATCGAACGAGCCTCAACCCTCCGTGACGCCGAACTCCAAAAAGTCGTGTTCCGGTGGTTAAAGTCGGCCTTGAAGAAGATGCTGCAACTGGTGCAGGCGACCCTCACCAACGGCATGTTCGTCAAGTTGCGTGGCATGAACGACCAGGAGATCGCCAACTTCGCGGCCTCGGTCTACGGTATCCCGCCCGAAGCAATCGCCCTCTACCCGCAGATGGCGTCATTCCTGGTTAACACCTTCGGCCAAGAAAAGATGGAGCATGTCAGCCGCGAGGATTTGACGTTCGAGGCGGAAGTGGACATCCAGCCGGGTTCCACGCGGCCCCGGTCGTTGCCTGCGGAGAAGGCCCAATTCCTGGAGTTCTTGCAGATCATCGCCCAAGCTCCGCAACTCTTGATGAGTCGCGCCCTGCTTGAAGAGCTGGCCCGCAAGTACGAGTTCTTAAATCCCATGATAATCAACGAACTCCAGATGATGGCCCAGATGATGATGATGCAGAACAGCGTGGTGGCGGGCCGGGGCGGGCAGAACACCGCCAAGGAGAACACCGAGGGCCAGGGTAATAGCGATTCCAGCCAAATCCAAGCGCAAGCGGCACGGGGTATTGGGTGAAGCTAAGAGCCTATAAAGATTTCATCATCGGTTTCCGTTGGTTGCCTTATGTGGTGCGGCGTGAACCGCTGCTTGTGAGTTGGTTGGGCAAGTCAATTGGAATGGTGAAATAGTGTGGCCCAAATGCGCCTGTGGCGATAGGGAACAATGGTTTGCGCTTAAAGGGAAAGACATCGTTTGCAAGTGGTGCGACCACTTCTACCGCAAGGAGTTTGAATGCCCCTCTACGAATGGGAGTGTAGCTGCGGCCATACCGAATCAGTCTGGGCATGTATCGCTGAGCGCAATCTCAGACCTGGGCACATCTGCCGAGGCGATTTCAAGAGGCTACCAGGTGGGCATGGCGCTCTCTACTTTGAAGAAGGACGAGCAAGGACGCATCTGGGTTTGTCCGATCGTCCCATCACCAGTAAAGCCCAGCACGAACGGCTGATGAAGGCCGCTGGCGTGGTGGAAGCTGGTGACAACATACCCAAGCGGATCAGGGACAACCCGATAAACCCCAAGATGAAGGAAATCGTCGGCAAGGACTCGAAGGGAAGGTGGCTATGAGTTTGCGTGGATGGGAAGAACTGACTTGCGACTGTGGAAACCAACACTTCCACCCGGCGCACAAGATCACTTGGCATGAAGGTCAAGGCACCGCCGTCAAACAAGACGGCTGGGTCTGCACCGGCTGCGGCAAGCGCACCGACACCGGCAAGATGATAAACCACGCCAAGCAGCGTGTGCTCCAGGCCAAGATCGAAGAGTTGGAGGCGCAACGAGTATGAGCCTCCCTGATTTCTTCAACAAGAAGCCAGATCAACAAGCCCAACAGGCGCCCCGGATGGAATACGTCGAGTTCCTGCTGGAGCGTATGTGCTGGGTGTCCAGCCCGGGCCGGTTGGACTTCGTAGAGTTCCGCAAGATGCTGAAAGAGGCGTTCGATGCCCGCAACAAGTCCTAAGAAAGATTGCCAGGCTTCCCCAGCCAAGGCGATGCCGAAGAAAGGCCCCAAATCCCTCAAGGGCCGCATGCTCGGCAAGTAGGTAGTAGTTTCCCTTCAACATGCGCTAGCGTGGGCGGTTCTCCAGGGAGAACCTTCCCCGGTGGTACATGGGTTATTTGAAAATAAAACCCAGTTTGACCCCAGAAGGATTTTATGCAAGATGAAAATGACATCTCCCAGGAAACGGCTTCCGTCGAAGCGGGTTCCGGCGAGCAAACTCAAGAGTTTGGCGCCCAGGAAACGCAGGATGAGAGCGCGATCCCAGGAGTGGATCAAATAGCCGCTCAACAGCAGGCTGCGACCCCCCCCGAACAGCAAACTTTCCTGGAAGGCTCAACCCTCGACCCGCGCCAGTTACCCCCCGAAATCCAGCCGATCTGGAAACGGATGCAATCCGCATACACTAAAAAGATGCAGGAAATCGCAGCCGTTCGTGACCAGGCTCAACTCGTGGAACGGTTTCATAGCGACCGAGACTATGCTTTCCAAACCGTGGCTCAATGGGCCGCGCAGAACGGTTTTGCTATTCAACCCGTTGGCGCCCAAGCGCACCAGCAGGCGCAGTTGTCACCACAGCAGCAACAGGCCCAAGGCGACGTGCCTGATGCCCTGATTGACCTAGCAAAGAAGGAATTAGGGCCAGAAATGGAATGGTTGGCAACGCCACAAGCCAAACTCCAATGGGCCGCAGCCCAGATGCTTCTCAAGCCCCTCGTCCAGCAAACGCAGCAACAGCAGCGTCAAGCCGTCGAGCAGGAATGGGATAAGCTGGCCGGCGAACTCAGCGAAGAGGCCCCAGGTTGGGAACAACACGAATCTGAGATGACGGAGCTTTACGACTTTCTCCAAGGTCAAAAGCTATCGCACCCCAAGTTCGGTTCCAAGCACAAGCTGCTCTACAACCTCGTGACCTCGAACGCAGCCGCAACTGCACAAGTGGCGAAACGGATGACCCAAGCGGCCAAGAACCGCCCATCTTCCGGCATCACCACTGGCAAGACCGCCTCAAACCTGTTGGATCGAGTCCGACAGGCCAAAACATCACAAGACGCCTTCCGGCTGGCCGCTCAGGCCGCTGGTGGCGATTAACAACAAGCAAAGGATAAACCAACCAATGTTTTATATATTCAAACATCTATGGGCCATGCTGTTGGACCAGCGGGGGCAAATCCCCTCGTCTGTCACCGACAACTATG